CCAGGCTCGTGGCTGACCGCAACGTAGCCGCAATGATAAGGCGGCTGATCGACGCTAGGGACCGGGCGGTGCAGGATAGAGCACTCTCGCAGAGAGATCTTGTCATGGATCGGTTACGCCAGGCGATTGATGATGATGACTTCGGAGCCAACAGACTGCGCGCCCTGGATCTAATGGCAACCGTCTCGGGGATGAAAAAGCACAGCATCGATGTATCTACCGAGGACCGCAGCAGCTCAGCCATCGCCGCTGACCTTGAGGCCAAGTTGACCGCGTTGGGACTATATGATGATGCTGGGGATGTTATCAATCATGGTCAGATCATCGATCATGACGACGTCGTGGATCCGGGTGACGTCATTGACGACGACGCCGGGGACACCCGGCATTGAGGGCAGTCACGCGATCGTTTTCGGAAACTGGCGAATTCGATCCGATCCCCGCCGGAGCGAGATCGCACCCGGCACCCCCCCTATATATAAGAATGCGCCAGCCATAGAATGTACGTATTATTCCGCTCAAATGATGAGCAGTTTTTAGCAAAACCTAATATTCCATAATCTGCCCATGATGTTGCATAGTAAATCCGCCCCTTTTTTCTCAGAAAGCGGCTAGGAATCCTAGTGGCTCAAAAATTTTTATAAAAAAATTTTATAAATCCATGCCGCCGGGCGGAAATAAATCCTGATACTAAGGTTGCAATAATGCAGTTTTTGCTGTATTAAGGACACTGATATATAGCAGCCTTTCTGATTTCAACGTTTCTGATTTCAGCTTTCTTTTTTTTAGTTTCATCTTTGATAAGCAGTGTTGATACAAAAGCGGCTATATAGCAGCGTCAGATTTTAGGGCGGTGGAATGGCGCCTCCATCTCGCTGTGGCAGGTAGCCCCGCGGTTGGCCTACTAAGAGAAGCCTACCCATTGGGCGGGGTTGCTCTAACCCCTGGCACCCCACAACCATTCCGCCGCTTTTTTTTCTCAGTGATCCTTGTGCTATATTCCAACATCTTCAGCTTCGGCGGGACGGCCTTTTGAGAGGAACTCCCGATTGGGCCATGTGAGTGGTTCATAATTCCCTGGGAGGGATGGCGCGCATATCGAATTTCGGGGAATTTGAGGTTGGGGAGGCGTCAGATTGATGGATGATAAAGAAACTTAGAAGGGAGAAACTTGTATGCCGAGGCACGCAATTCTTTTTACTGGAACTCGTTTTATGGACGGGCTATATAGTGAAGTCACCCTAGCTTACAAATGTGCTGAATATCACAGGGAGCGGTTCCCACACCTACAGGTAGACCTAATTCAAGTCAGTGAAGGTTTCCAACTTTCTGATGATATGTTTTGGCTAAATCACCTGGAGGAATTAGAGGAGCTAAACAGTCAAGGCGATGGACCAACTAAAAGGACTCTGACTGATGTATCAGTACAAGGCCACAATCACTCGTATCATTGATGGAGACACAGTGGATTGTGATATTGACCTTGGTTTTAAGGTCATCCTTTCCAAGCAGCGCATCAGGCTTTATGGCATAGACACCCCGGAATCTCGCACCAGGGACAAGGTGGAGAAGAAGTACGGCCTGATAGCCAAGCAATTCCTGGTGGATTTCATCGAAGCAGAGGATTACCAGATCCTTATCGAAACCAGCAAAGGCGGCAGAGGTAAGTTTGGCAGGATACTGGGTAAGCTGGTCAATGCTGATGGGGTCTGCGTGAACGACCTGATGTGCGAGCTTGGCTATGCAGCGCCTTATTTCGGGCAGTCTAAGCAGGATATTGCCGTCCAGCATATTAAAAACCGCGAAAAGATAGATAAGTTGCTTGGCTGATGCCGGTACGCAAAGTCAACGGTGGATACCGCTGGGGGCAATCCGGAAAGGTATACCCCACCAAAGCCCAGGCGCAACGCCAGCAAAAAGCTGCTCATGCGTCCGGGTACAAAGGTCGTGGGAACAAGAAGCGGAGTAAGAAATAAATGCTTGCAGGTATCGATCTAAAGGAGGGATCGGACAAAGCATTGAGTCGAGTGCGTGATTGTCCCCCTGAAGATCAGTATGAAGTGGCGGAACTGATTGAAAAACATAAAAAAGCAAAAAATAAAGAGCTTGCTAGAGACAGTTTTCTAGGGTTTGTGCAGTACGTCTGGCCTGCGTTTATCCAGGGTAGGCATCATAAGGTGGTTGCCGAGGCTTTCGAGCGGGTAATCAACGGAGATTTGAAGCGCCTGATCATCAATATGCCCCCCAGGCACACCAAATCAGAATTTTCTTCCTATCTGTTACCCGCTTGGTTTTTAGGCCAAAATCCCGAAAAGAAAGTTATTCAAACCTCCCATACCGCTGAACTATCGGTAGGATTTGGCAGGAAAGTCAGGAACCTAGTGGATTCTGATGATTTCAAAGAAGTTTTTCCTGCTCTTGCATTAAGAGCAGATTCCAAGGCCGCAGGCCGTTGGAGCACCAGCCAGGGCGGGGAATATTTTGCCATAGGTGTTGGTGGTGCGGTAACAGGTAAAGGTGCGGATTTGCTGATTATTGATGACCCCCACTCCGAGCAGGACGGCCAAAGCATTGATCCGGGCGTGTTTGATAAAACCTATGAATGGTATACCTCCGGCCCAAGACAGCGACTACAACCGGGCGGAGCCATTATTATTGTAATGACCCGCTGGCATTTGCGTGACCTGACAGGAAAAATCATTAAGGCGTCAACCCAAAGAGATGGTGTGGATGATTGGGAACTTATTGAGTTTCCTGCGTTAATGCCCTCTGGCAATGCGCTGTGGCCTGAGTTTTGGAGCGAAAAGGAACTTTTGGCGCTTAGAAACGAATTGCCAGCACCAAAATGGGAGGCCCAATATCAGCAGCAGCCAACCTCTGAAGGCGGTGCGCTGGTCAAGCGGGAATGGTGGAAACGCTGGGAACAAGAGCGTCCTCCGCAATGTGAGTTTATTATCCAGTCTTGGGATACGGCATTTTTGAAGACCCGCCGTGCTGATTACTCGGCCTGTACCACCTGGGGTGTTTTCTACCAGCCAGATGATGAGGGCGCAACACGGCCTAATATTATCCTTCTCGATGCCCATAAAGAGCGGTTGGAATTTCCCGAGCTGAAGAAAATGGCGATGGAGTTCTATAACGAATGGCAACCTGATGCCTGCATCATCGAAGCCAAAGCTGCTGGTGCGCCATTGGTATTTGAGATGCGCGCGATGGGTGTGCCGGTATCTGAGTACACCCCCTCAAGAGGAAACGACAAAGTGGCGCGGGTTAATGCCGTGGCAGACATGTTTGCATCCGGTGTGGTGTGGTGTCCTGAGACTCGTTTTGGTGAGATGGTAATTGAGGAATTTGCATCTTTTCCGGTCGGGGAGCATGATGATTTGGTGGACAGTTCTACACAGGCGTTGTTACGCTTCCGCCAGGGTGGTTTTCTGCGGTTACAGACCGACGAAGAAGATAAGCCGATGTATCGGCGTACTGCTAATTATTACTAGGAGAAAATAATGCCCAGTTTCTATGACAGCGCCGAGCAAAAGCCCGGCAGAGCAAAACGAGTATACCGAAAGGGCGGCAAGGTTAAGAAAGGAGCTGCGGGCAAAAAGCCCCCAAGACGTAATTTATGGGGAGAAGAGGCTGCGCCTAAGGCTTCTGGCGGGGTAAAAACGGGGGATCAACATCCCCTGGATCTCGATCTCGAATGGAAACCTTACTCTCTTCTTGTTAAAGAAAAACACGAAAGCGGAAAAAAAACTACCAAGGCGATACCGTACAAAAAGCCCCCGCGTCGTTCTGTTTTCGGAAAGAAGATGGCTAAGGGCGGCCAAACAGTGGCCCGTGGAAGTGGCGCAGCCAGTCCTCAGCCATTTGGAAGAAATGGCTAGATGGCAATAGAACGCCCGATGGGGCAAGACCCCTTTCTGCAACAGCAGCTCGAGCCGGATCTGGAGATTGAGATCGTTAATCCCGAATCGGTGTCGATGGAAACCCCCGACGGCGGCATGGTTATTGATTTTGACCCAACTGCCATGGACGAGGATGGCACGGAACATGATGCCAATCTGGCTGAGCACATTGATGATAGGGATCTGCGCGAGCTTTCCTCTGAGTTAATCTCAGCTTATCAATCAGATCGGGACAGCCGTGGCGACTGGGAAGAAACCTATATCAATGGGCTGGATTTACTTGGCCTGAAACACGCCGACCGCACGACCCCATGGGATGGGGCTTGCGGAGTATTTCATCCATTGTTGACTGAAGCTGTGGTGCGCTTTCAGGCGCAGGCGATACAGGAAATATTCCCCGCGGCAGGGCCGGTTAAGACCGCAGTTGTTGGGGTATTGACCGAGGAGAAGCAACAACAGGCAGGCAGGGTTAAAGATTATCTGAATTACCTGCTTACCGAGCGGATGGTCGAATATCGCTCGGAAACTGAGAAGATGTTGTTTTCGTTGTCGCTGGCCGGTTCGGCATTCAGAAAGGTGTATTTTGATCCGAATATGGGTCGTCCATGCTCGATGTTCGTGCCTGCCGAGGATTTTGTGGTTTCCTATGGTGCAGCGGACTTAACTACCTGCGAGCGCGCCACCCATGTGATGAAGCGCAGCAAGAACGAGGTGCGTAAATTACAGGTGTCCGGCTTCTATCTGGACGTGGATTTGCCTGCCCCGAGCCCCGATACCGGCGAGATTGAACGTAAATACAATCAGTTGACCGGCGACTCGGCCAGTTACGACATGGATCCGCGCCACACCATTTTGGAGATCCAGGCTGATTTAGACCTGCCTGGATTTGAAGATACCAAAGACGGCGAGCCAACTGAGATCGGCTTGCCCTATGTGGTCAGCATTGATAAGAGCTCGCGCACTATTTTAGCAATTCGTCGCAATTGGTATGAAGATGATGAGCTGAAAATGAAGCGTGAACACTTCGTTCATTATCAGTACCTTCCGGGGCTGGGTTTCTACGGGTTCGGTTTGATCCACATGATTGGCGGTTTGGCGAAGTCTGCCACCTCATTGTTACGCCAATTGGTTGATGCAGGCACCTTGTCCAATCTGCCGGGCGGTCTGAAGGCGCGGGGACTGAGGATTAAGGGCGATGATACCCCGATCATGCCAGGTGAGTTCCGCGATGTAGACGTACCGGGCGGTGTTATCCGCGACAACATCTCTTTTCTGCCATATAAAGAGCCCAGCCAAGTTTTGTACCAGTTGATGGGCGATATTGTAGAGGAGGGGCGCCGATTTGCCTCGGCAGCGGACGTAAAAGTTGCCGATATGAACGCCGAAGCGCCTGTTGGCACCACTTTGGCCATCTTAGAACGCTCAATGAAGGTCATGAGTGCGGTACAGGCCCGCTTACATGCCTCCATGCGCAGGGAATTGCGCATTTTGTCGGGCATAGTGCGTGATTTTGGCCCTGCCGAGTACCCTTATGAGCTGGCTGATGGTGAATTAACGCTTGAGGACTTCGATGATCGGGTGGATATCATCCCGGTGAGCGATCCAAACGCCGGAACACTGGCGCAGCGCATCATGCAGTACCAGGCGGCCCTGCAATTAGCCGCTCAGGCACCGGATATGTACGATTTACCGCTATTACACCGGCAAATGCTGGAGGTTTTGGGCATTCGTGATGCTGAAGACGTTATTCCTGATGAAGATGTGATCAATCCTAGCGATCCGGTCACTGAAAACATGCACATTATCAATGGTGAGCCGGTTAAAGCGTTTATCTACCAAGATCATGAAGCGCATATCCAGTCGCACACCTCTTTGGTCCAAGATCCAAAGATTTTAGAGATGATCAGCCAAAGTCCGAACGCTGAAGCGACTCAGGGAGCGATGGCGGCGCATGTTTCCGAGCATGTGGCCTTCCAGTACCGCAGTGAGATAGAAAAAGAACTTGGTGTGCCGTTACCGCCGCCAGACCAGCCCTTGCCGGATGATATTGAGTTTAGGTTATCGCAATTGGTGGCGCCAGCAGCTGCACAGTTGCTGGGTAAGGACCAAAAAGAAGCTGAAATGAAGAAACAGCAGGAAGAGGCTGAAGATCCAATTCTACAAATGCAACGTGAAGAGCTTGAAATCAAAAAACAACAAGCGCAGGCTAAGGCGCAAGCCGAAATGGCTAAAATCAATCTGGATATGCAAAAAGCGGCTAGTAAGGACGAGCTCGAGCGCGCAAAGCTGGATTTACAGGAACGTACTGATCGTGCAAAATTGGGCGCGAAGATTGCAGCGGAAAACTCCGCTGAAGAACTGGAAAGCCGCAAGATTGCGTCTAAGACTGAAGTTGAAGGTACGAAATTGGGCGTACAAATTGTAAAGGACTTGATGGGTGACTGACGCCATTGTTGAACGCCTTGATGCCGTGCCGGATAATGCCCTGGCTTTTGTACGGCTGGAAATACGACGTATTATGAATGAAACAAGTGACCATCTAAGTGGGGGCGCTTGTAAGGATTACAGTGAATATGCTCGTTTTTGCGGGGTAATTGAAGGATTAGCCATGGCAGAACGGGAATTGCTCGACGTGCAAGAAAGGTTGGAGCAAGCATGATTCTCCGCGTTAGCGGTGCAGGCGACTCTGGACGCCATTTTCCAGTGCAAGGTCTTTTAGATGAATAGTTCATTAGCCGCAGTAGAAACCGAGCCGGTGGATATTGATGAAGCCAGTGCTCGCAAAGCTAGTCAGATGCCGAAGCCGAAAGGCTATAAGATACTGATTGCCTTACCAGAACCGGACGAGAAAACCGATGGCGGTATTATCAAAGCCAAAACAACGATTCACACCGAAGAGGTGGGGTCGATTGTGGGCTTTGTTATCGACATGGGGGAGGATGCTTACAAAAGCACCGAGCGTTTCCCGTCAGGTCCGTTTTGCAAAAAAGGTGATTGGATTGTGATGCGCGCGTACTCAGGTACGCGGTTTATGGTGCATGGCAAGGAATTTCGGCTGATTAATGACGATAGCGTGGAAGCTGTGGTTGAAGACCCGCGAGGTATCGTAAAGGTATGAGCGAATCAGAAAACGTCGTTGAGAGCGGCGCACAGTCCGCAGAAGATAAGTTTTTCGGGGTGCGCACGAAGATCGGTCAGGAATCTCAAAATAAAGATGAGAACCAAATGGAGTTCGATATTGAGGTTGTCGATGACCGCCCCCCTGAAGACCGCGTCTACCCCCGTGCTAGTGAGTCTGCTGATAGCGACGATGATGCAGGTTTTGATGACGGGGAGCTAGAAGGCTACAGCAAGAAAGTTCGAAAACGCATTGATAAATTGCGTTTTGCCCAGCACGAGGAGCGGCGGCAAAAGGAAGAAGCCGAGCGGGTCCGTGATGAGGCGGTTAATTTTGCGCAGCAACAGCTTGGTCATAACCGAGAGATGGAGGCGCTCATTCAGCGAGGAGAGGGCGCGTTAATCACCCAGGTTAAAGAGCGTGCCAAGCTCGCAGTGGACAAAGCCAAGTCAAGTTATCGCAAGGCTTACGAAGAAGGCAATAGCGATAACGTGGTTGATGCGCAGGAGCATATGGTCAGGGCGCAGGCGGAGCTGCACGAAGCTGAGCAATATGAGCGTAGCCTGCCTGATCCAAAGCAGGTTGCACAACAGCAAGCAGCGTATCAGCAGCAACAGCAGCAACAAGCTGCGTATCAGCAACAAGCTGCGTATCAGCAACAGCAGGCGGCACAAGTTGCTGCCCAGCAGCCTGTGCAACTTGATGAAAAGCAAGCTGCGTGGGCTGAGGAAAATTCGTGGTTTGGTGATCCAAAAGAAAAACTAATGAGTGCAACCGCGTATGGTTTGCATGAGCAGGCGCTACAAGATCATCATATGGATTCAACATCAGATGAATACTATGATTTCATTAATACGGGAATGCGTAATCAATTTCCCGGTTACTCTTGGTCGGATAAAGGCGGAACTGGACACTCCGCGACCGCGACGACCAGGAGAGCTTCGGCAACGTCGGTTGTTGCGCCCTCCGCAAGGAATAACGGCGCAAGATCACGCAAAGTGCGGCTATCGTCCTCCCAGGTCTCCCTCGCTAAGAGGCTGGGGCTAACGAATGACCAGTATGCCAGACAAGTTGAGAAGGAGAAGGCAAATGGATGAGCGCACCGACAGGTCTCACGACACTCGTGAAGATTTTGTCCGAGAGGATGACTCTTGGGTTCCGTCTTCTGTGTTACCGACTCCCGACCCGCAAGATGGTTGGATATTCAGGTGGATTAGAACCAGTACGCTGGGCCACGCTGACAATACCAATGTATCTAAGAAATTCAGGGAAGGATGGACTCCCGTTCGAGCGGAAGATCATCCTGAGCTGAAGGTTATGCCTGATCTTAATTCCCAATTTAAAGGGAATCTTGAGGTTGGCGGGTTACTTCTGTGTAAAGCGCCCAAAGAAAAAATGGATGCTCGCACGAAGCACTTTGAGGAGGTTGCACAAAGACAAATGGAATCCGTGGACAGGAATTACATGCGAGAGAATGACCCGCGTATGCCTTTGTTGAGACCGGAGAAAAATACGCGCACCACCTTTGGGAAAGGCTAACGCCTTTTAAACTTAACAAGTAGCATTAGGAGAAATTTAATGGCTACAAGCGCAACTCCAAACGGTGCGGAACCTGTAGGTACTTGTTCGTCCAGCGGCTCCTTTACGGGAAAAGTTGTTCACATCAAGATTGCCTCAGCGTATGACACCGCTATTTTCTATGGAGATTTTGTGAAGCTGGTCACGGCGGGAACGATTGAGAAAGATGCTGGGACCTCTGCACTGACCTCCATAGGTATTTTTATGGGCTGTAAATATACAGACCCCAACTCCAGTCAAATGACTTTTAACCAGACTTGGCCTGCCGATACATCGGCTTCCGATGCTGCTGGTTATGTCTTGATTGATCCTGATGTCCTTTTCAGGATGCAGGGTGATGCAACGATTGCACAGACCGGACTTGGCGCGAACTTCTCTGTTGTTCAAACAGCGGGTTCAACCACGATTGGTCGAAGCAAGAACGCTTGTGACTCGGATACAGTCGCGACCACCAACACGTTTCCTCTAAGGCTCGTTGATTTTTATGACGGTCCGTCGAGTTCGGTTGGTGACACCTATACTGATGGAATTTTCCGCTTCAATGCGGGTCATCAGCTAACCAATGTGACAGGCATATAAGGAGGATCTAGCATGGCTATCTCAAGAGCACAAATGCTGAAAGAACTCCTGCCGGGGTTAAATGCCCTTTTTGGCCTGGAGTACGAGAAATACTCTGATGAACATACCGTGATTTATGACACGGACTCATCTGAGCGTTCTTTTGAAGAAGAGGTAAAGCTGAGTGGGTTTGACGCCGCTCCTGTTAAGGACGAGGGAAATGCAATTTCCTACGATACTGCGCAGGAAGCCTTCACGGCACGATATAACCACGAAACGATTGCGATGGGATTTGCGATCACGGAAGAAGCTATGGAGGACAACCTCTATGATTCTCTTTCTGCTCGCTATACCAAAGCACTCGCTCGTGCGATGTCGTACACGAAGCAGGTCAAGGCTGTTAATCCGCTCAACAATGGTTTCACCAACAGTTATCAGACAGGTGATGGAGTTAACTTCTTCACCGCGTCCGGTGATGGTGTAACCGGCGGCGGCGGGCATCCGCTCGTCAGCGGTGGTACAAATGATAACCGTCCTGCGACGGCGGCTGATTTGAATGAAACCTCACTGGAGGCTGGCATCGTTACGATTGCTGCTGTCACCGATGAGCGCGGACTTCTCATCGCGGCCCGACCGAGACGGCTGTTGGTGCCACCGGCCTTGATGTTTACAGCTACGCGACTTCTTGAGTCTGATCAAAGGACCGCGACGGCTGACAACGACATCAATGCGATACGTTCGATGGGTGCAGTACCTGAAGGGTATTCGGTCAATCATTACCTGACTGATTCGGATGCCTGGTTCATCGTTACTGATGTGCCCAATGGTATGCGCCACTTTGAGCGTACTGCGCTGGAGACCTCGATGGACGGTGACTTCGATACGGGCAACGTGCGCTACAAAGCGCGTGAGCGTTATTCGTTCGGTGTTTCTGACCCGTTGGGGATGTATGGATCGCCAGGAGCGTAAGTAACTGGTACACGGAGAGCGGTGCTTGCTTGATATGATATAGCTTGTAAGTTACCGCTCTTTTTTTCCTGACTGTCGCATGGTGCGGCAGACACTAGCCAAGACAGGAGAAAGCAATGGCTACAACAAGTTTTACTGGACCAGTCAGGTCCAAAAACGGTTTTATAACTTACCGTGCTAATAGTTCAACAGGAACAGAGACTACTTATGGAACTAACGAAGGTGGTGCGTACCAAATTGGTGGCATAACTGGGACAAGTTCAGTATTAGGTTTTGCGCCTACAGACTTTTTCACTGGTAAGGGATCTAACCCAGACTCAATTATCAACCCTTTCACAAGTGGCACAACTTCTATAACAGACTCTTTAGGAAACGATATTCCTTTAGGATCAGTTCTCTATTACGGTGACAGGGTGTTTAGATATGGTTTAGCAGGTGGTGTTGCATTAACAGCAGGAAAACTTGTTCAAACCATTGTTGGGACAAAGGCTGATCACCAAGACTTAGCCCCAACCGCAGCAGTTACAGCAGGTAAATATGCTATTTCAGTAGAAACGGCAGGAACTGACCTGACTTTGAACCAGTACGCAGGTGGTTATCTTTATGTAAATGATGGCGATGGTGAAGGGCAATGCTTAAAAATTGCTTCTAACCCAGTACACGATCATTCTGATGATCCTTCAGTTATTATCACCTGCCACGATGCATTAGCTACAGCAATAGCAACTTCATCTAAA